TCCCCGATGACTGAGGAGAACATCTCTTGTAAGGTAATTTCATTTCTATTCATTTCCAATTTATTTATAAAAGGTTTATTCTGCAATATAAATAAATTAGATGAATATAAGGGAGACGAATATATTTCTTATATTTGCGAGAAACTTCGCATTGAAAATTGCAATACGAATACACCATACTGACTATACTCATTGGTGGAATTAAATAATTGAACACTATATGTCACTGCCAATAAACATAGAAGACCTGCTGCATCGTAATAAAGTGGAAAGTAATCGGGATTTCTTGAAAGAATTGGACTTGACAGAAGGTCGCTGCACCGGAATTCCTACAATCCAAGATGGGCTGGCTAAAAACGGTTCACCACGTGCTTCTATCGAAACCGATGAGGAACGCAGTTACTTCCTCATGTTCATACCCGTACATGAAGGATGCGGTAATGTAGTCAGAATGAAGGACAATACCGGAACATCACTGAGTAATATGGGGCAGGATGAAACTAATGTTGCCCAAAGATTGCCCAAAGATTGCCCAAAGTACATTGGAAGCAATTATACAAGATCCATATATAACCATTGGACAGTTGAGTGAAGTGCTAAAACTTTCTGAGAGAACAATAAAAAATAGAATAGTGCTGCTTAAACGGGAGGGACTGATAACTCGGATTGGCAGTAGAACATCGGGGTACTGGGAAGTGTTTAACAACGTGTAATAGTCAAGACTTGTTCTGACAGTTGGTTTATTATTGGAGGCACTATAAAAGAAGAGTGGATATAATCTTTTGTAAGACTATATCCACTCTTTTATTTATTATCTTCTAATAACTTGTTTACTTTTAGTTATTAGTGATAGTAGAGCTTACAGGAACTGTAATGAAATCAGTCTTGATGGTACCCCAACCATATTCTACGGTAACTTTAACGTAGATATTGAATGCTGAAACTTTAGTACCATTGTTCTTGTAAGTGATGAAACCATACTGAGAAGTCTTAGCATCATCACCGCTACCCATTGTGGTATTTGTGTTAGCTTTCAACTCTACCGTTACAGGAACAGCCTGACGAACACCGTTCAAGTCACATTCTGCATTATCCACATCGGCAGTAATTGTGAATGGTCCGTAGAAGCCCCAGTAATTAGCATAGTCACTGAAGTAGCGATCACGCCAGTCGTAAGGAGCAATCAAGTCTTCCAAGCGGATGAATGAACCCTTTTCACCAAAGTCAACAGCGTCGATGAAGTTATCAGCAGCTTGTTCAGCAATGTTGACCGGACGGATGAAATTAGCCTGGAAGTGATCTTCATTATCAAATGTAATAGTAACTACCTTAGTCTCATCATCGCATACACGACCAGTAGCACCAATATAAGTGTACATAGCGCCAGTATTCAACAATTGCTTGGCAATAGCACTATTCTTGTTATAGGTTACAGTGTTAGGAGCGGTAGAACCAGCATTGTTAATAACAGCTATCTCTTCTTTTACGCCGCCTACTGTAGCGTATAATGTCGTACCATCTGCATCTGTTGTGAAGACTACATTAATATCACCAATCTTAGTGATATTCTTGATGTCATCAGCGCAGAAGAAGTATTCTATACCAGTCACTGCTTTGTCAAGTTTCAGTACGCCCGGAGTTCCTTCCGTACTATTCTTTGCCCAAGTTGTGAACGGAGAATTCAAATCATTAACAAATGTACAGTGAGTTGGGTCAGCATCTGTCGTGCTACTTGGTACGGCAACATTAAACTTGGTATAAGTTTTGTCTGCATCCCAATAGTTGGAGATGAAGTCGGCTTTTGCTACATTGTAAGACTTCTGGATATCTTCTACCGTAGCTTTCAGTACCAATTCAACATAAGCACCTGTTTGATTTTCACCTGCATAATATCTTACACGGTGAGTCAGCTGCTTGCTGGCATTTTCCCACAAAGCGTCTTTAGAGATAGTCCATTTGATTACGTGAGTAGCTTGAGTTTCTGCATCTGTTGTTTCTTCACAAGTACCCAAATCTGCCGGAGTCTGGTTTGCACCATAGTCGTAGAAATACGGATAAGTTGCGTGGAATTGTTCTTTACTCAAACCGATTTCATTGTATACCTGAACGTTCATATCCTTAACTGTTGACAGTTTTGAAGCTGCAGCATCATCGCAATCATACTTGAAGTTTTCGATAGTCAGTTCATATTGGTTAGTAACAGGAGCGCTTGTCTCATCTGCAATGAATACCTTGATGTAAGCTACCTTTACAAGGTTCTCGCCATCCATCAAACGAACACGTACGATAGGAGTACGGCCAATAGCTGCACGGCCTTCGGTTTCATACACTTTCGGGGTCAAAACGCCATCAGCCAAAGTCACGAAGTCTGCCTGATCGGTTACAGGATTACCTACCTTATAGTTCTTTACCACATCAAAAGCAAAGCTCAGGCCAAGTTTCTCCAAATCAGCAACCTTGATTTTGTCACCACCTTCACATGCCAATTCATGAGCTTCTACGCATTTCGTCAAGTCTAAGCTCTGGTTGTAAACAACAATGGTATCACAGTATGTTTTAGATTCTGCCTCAGTATTTCCTTCTGCCCAAACAACCTTTTGATTGTATGCGTCAGCATCTACAGCAGCAATTTTAGTTCTATAGTGCTCGTCTTTATCAGCGATACCTTTCTTTGCAGCTTCGGCAGCCGGGTCAGCGATAGCCAAGTCACTCAAATCTTTCTTGAATACTGTAGCATAATCAGAAGTAACATCTTCACCATTTTCTTTCTCTACATTCAATGCAAACACAGAAATCTTTTCTTCTGTAGCGGCTATTCCCTTGATATTGACTTTGACCTTCAAAATACCGTCCGTAAAGGAAACGAATTCGGGAGTCATTGCAAAATCATTGGAAGCAGCAGCACGTGAACTGATATAATCCACGTTCGGTTTCACCATGAATGAAAGTTTGTCTTTCAGTTCATTAACGTTGGCATTGGCCGGATTTACATGATATTCGGCATAGACAACCGGATTGATAGTGGTGCTGGTAGCTGCAGCTGTCGTTTTTTCCGATTTAGAATCCTTTTCAGATAAAGTCAGTGCTTTATAAGCATAGGAATCATAAGTCAACCCCTGCACACCATCAACATACACTTGCGGGATGAAAACCAAGCTACGCAAATTGTTGGTCTTTGAAATTGTAACACTGCCTGTCGTTCCATCAGCCTTTGTCACATTGTATAGAAT